TATCTTTTTTAATAACACCTCAGGATCTTTTTCTCTTACTGTTGCCCCAACAGGTCATTCTGCTAATGGTGTTGAAATTTTTCAAGGTTCTCATACAATTCAATATTGCACGGGAGATACAGTTGTTGATCTTTTTGCAAATTCCTTAGGCACTGTCAGTGTTAAAGGAACAGCTAACGTGACTGCAAATATTTCTCTAGCTGCTAATGGTCAAGTCACCGCAACATCTTTTACAGGTAATGGAGCAGGACTTGATGGAGTGACAACTCTAGACCCAGGAACACAAATGGTTTTTTTACAGAGTTCCGCTCCTACAGGTTGGACTCAAAACACGGCTTCAACTTTAAGCAATGCAACATTAAGAGTTATAACATCGGGTTCAGCGGGAACAGGAGGTACAAATTCTTTTGATACTGTTTTTGGACCTTCTAAATCAACCTCTGGTTCAGCCTCTGCTGGTATAGCACCTCTAACTGTCGGTGGAGGAAGTTGTTCTAGTCATACTTTATCAACTCCCGAAATCCCAAGTCATACTCATCCTTATAATAGAGGAGGTTCTCCTAGAAATGTAGCTTCAGGTGGAAATAGTAGTGCTTTACAATCTGCAGGTTCAAGTTCAAATTCAACAGGAGGAAGCGGGGGTCATAGCCATCCTATTTCAGGATCAGGAACTGCTTCTGGAAATATTGATGCTCCCTCTGTCGCATTATCTGTACCTAATATGAATTTAAAACACGCAAACGTTATAGTTTGCAGTAAGGATTAATATGGCATCAACTTATTCAGATCGATTAAAATTAGAATTAATGGCCACTGGAGCTAATGCTAATACATGGGGAAATAATACCAACACTAATTTAGAAACCATTGACGCTTTTAATGCAGGATATCTTTCAAAATCAGTCGCAGGTTCTGCAAATGTCACTTTAACTACTAATGACGCAGATCCCACTGCTGAAGCGTCGAATAAGGTAATTGAATTTACAGGAACTTTAACAGGAGATATTACAGTCTTTGTACCTGCTGTTGAAAGTAATTACATATTTTTTAATAACACCTCAGGAGCTTTTTCTTTAACTGTCGCTCCAACAGGGCATGGATCAAATGGTGTTGCGATTGTTCAAGGAGCACACACTATTCAATACTGTACAGGAGATAAAATTGTTGATTTATTTGCAAACTCTTTTGGTAATCTATCGGTAAAAAATCAAATAAAGATTGGCGACAATATAACATTAAATGCTAACGGTGTTATAGCAGCAACAACTCTTCTCGGTAATGGTGCAGGATTATCAGGCGTTGAAGAATTTGCACAAGGAACAGAAGCGTTGTTCGTTCAAACTTCTGCTCCAACAGGCTTCACCACAAACACAAGTGCAACTTTGTCAGAGTGTTGCTTACAAGTAGTTTCGGGGACAGGAGCAGGAACGGGAGGTAGTGATGCTTTTAGTTCAGTTTTCACTGGGTCAAAGACGGCTTCTGCTACGGATGCTCCTATTAATATTGATAATCTTTCTACGTCTAGCACTTTGGCTGCGGGAACTCACACTTTATCAACACCAGAAATTCCAAGTCATACACACTCCTCAACAGGATTCGGTGGTACAAGAGGAAATGCTCAAGATGGAGGTCCGTTAGGAGGTTTTCAAGGACCACAAACTGTTAGTTCAGGTGGAGCGGGTGGAGATGGATCACACTCACATACAATATCAGGTGTTGGAATAAGTGGAACTTTAAGTTCTCCTATTTCATGTAGTATTCCAAGTATGGACTTAAAGTATGCGGATAGTATAGTGGCAACAAAGGATTAAAAATGGCAAGTACATATTCAGATAGTTATAAACTCGAACTTCAAGAAACTGGAGCAAATGCTAACACTTGGGGAAATAATACGAATACAAATTTAGAAACAGTTGATGCTTTTACAGCAGGTTATTTATCTAAATCTGTTGCAGGCTCAGCTAATGTTACTTTAACAACAAACAATGCTGATCCCACTGCAGAAGCTTCTAACAAAGTTATAGAATTTACAGGTACTTTGACAGGTGATATTACAGTTTTTATTCCAGCCGTTGAGTCAAATTATATTTTTTACAATAATACCTCAGGTGCTTTCACTTTAACAGTTGCTCCTACAGGACATGGTAGTAATGGTGTTGTAATAACACAAGGTTCTCACACAATTATGTATTGTAAGAATGGAGATAGCATGGTTGATCTTTTTGCTAACTCTTTAGGAAATTTAAGTATTAAAAATACTTTAACAGTGAACAACTCTGTTTTTACAGCATCAAGTGGAACAGTGAACGCAACGGCCTACTCTGGAAATGGCTCTTCTTTGACAGGAGTTTCTAGTATTCCTTCTGGATCACAAGCTCTATTTTTTCAATCTACTGCACCAAGTGGTTGGACTCAAAACACTGACGCATCGATCAATACAACCACTTTACAAGTTGTCACAGGAACAGGGGGAGGAACGGGAGGTAGCGACGCTTTTGGAACTGTTTTCTCAGCTTCGAAAAACACTGCACCCGGTACAATTTTATTTGATGATTTAGCTAGTGCTTCAGTTGGCACAGGAACTCTTGCCGTAGGTAGTACAACTCTTTCTACACCAGAAATACCTTCACATAATCACCCAACTGGTGCAGTGGGTATTCCTTATGGAAATAGAGATAGTACGGTAGCGACTCCTGGTGGTGTTACTTTAAATGCACAAGGAGGTAGTGGTGGTCACACTCATCCAATTTCAGGAGGCCTAACTTTAAGTGGAAATGGTTCAACTACAACAAGTCTTTCTGTACCTTCCATGGATTTAAAATTTGCAAATGTTATTGCGTGTAGTAAAGATTAATAGTAATATATCCTAAGAAATGCCAATATTCGATCCAGACGGTAAATGCCCACTTTTAAACAAAAAGTGTATCAAACATCAATGTGTTTGGTATAACATGCTTCAAGGCAAAAATCCTCAAACTGGGCAAAATGTACAAGAATGGGGATGTTCCATAGCTTGGATTCCTTTGCTTTTAGTTGAAAATACAGGGAAACAAGTACAAACAAACGCTGCTGTTGAGTCTTTTAGAAATGAAATGGTTAAAGCAAATATGGTCACTTTAGCTTTAGTTAATGAAAATAATAAAAAACAAAAACAAGATCCTTTAAAAGAAGTAGGTAGTATTTGGGGTAATATAAGTCAAGGACAAGATGCTCTTGCAAATGGAAAGGAACTTTCCGAAGATTTACAATTGCTTCAAGGTAAAAAAACTGTTAATAATAAGAAAGGAAAAACAAAGGTAAAAAAAGATGCCCTTAACAATAAACAACGTAACAATAAATAATCAGCTAACCATTATTAATGATGCTGGTGTCAATCCTGAAAATCCAAACAATGGACCTAAGTTCTATTCTGGTAATACTGAAGTAGACGTAAACATTGATGGATTAGCTTATTTAAATTTACAAGGTAATGATGTTGTTCCAGCTAACGTACACGCTTTACAATTTAGACCAGCCACATCTTCGGGTTGGATAGAATTTGATGGAACAGCACCCAATCAAGAAATAACAGAGGCAGAAATTCCAACTTGGGCAAATACAATGATTACAAGATGGAATGGTGAAAAAGTTTATTGGGAAACTTATACTACCACATATAATAATCTTGTTGCTAACCTTAATTCTGAATCCGCTAGCTATGAAACTGACTTAGCTAACGCTCAAACTTCTGCACAAACATCAGCCACTACTGCAAAAAATAATATTTTAGGTGCTTAATCTAAAAAAAGAAGTTTTAGAGTATTCCATCACTATGAAAAATGTGATGAAAAAACCTCTTATTAATTTAATCAACGAAGAAATATATGCTGATGTTGATCAATGGGAAAGAGGACAAATTGCAATTGGCGAAGTTCCCGATGTGCGATCAGTGAAACTTGCAGGGTTAGAAGAAAAAGACATAGGTGCTTCAGTATCTAGAAGAATCATTTTTAATGAATTAAAGAAATTTGCAAATTTAATAAATACAGAATATCAAAAAAATATATCTAACTTTTATTTTTCAAAAAATAATTATTTTCAATTTCTATATTATGATTCAAAAATGATGGATCATTATGATTACCATACTGATTACGTATTAGAGTACCCTAGAGTTTTAACAATTTTGGTTGGTTTAAATTCAGTAAATGAATATGAAGGAGGAGAGTTATTTGTTCAAAATCAAGAAAAAGGTATTAAGTTAGATATTGGCGATGTAGTAGCTTTTCCCTCTAATTTTATGTACCCCCATAAAGTATCAAAGGTGACAAAAGGTAAAAGGAAAGTTTTAGTAATATGGACCCAATAAATTATTTTAAAGAAAACAGTTATGTACACCTTAAAAGTCTGGTTAGTCCTGAGATAAATAATTTTATATATAATTACTTAATTATAAAAGCTTGTACAAATGTTGAATTTGGAGGAGAACAAAGTGATGACTATATAAGATATTCTTATGCAGATACAGCTATTGAAACGCTATCTTCAATACTTTTAGATAGTATCTCTCAAGTTACTCAAAAAAAACTATGTCCAACCTATTCTTATTGTCGTGTTTATACTAAAGGTGAAATATTAAAACCTCACACAGACAGAGAATCTTGTGAATACTCTATAACCATAAATTTTGGTGGAGATCCTTGGCCTATTTATTTTGGTGATTTAAACAAAGACAATGATTTAGCTAATGGTTATCAATTAAAAAATGAGATTATATTAAATCCTGGTGAGGGTATTGTTTATATGGGTGAAAAATTAGTTCATTGGAGAAACAAGTTTACAGGAGATCATTGTGCTCAAGCTTTTCTACACTATATTGATGTAGATGGCCCTCATTATCCAGAATACGCTTATGATAAAAGACCTAACATTGGTTATAAAAAAATTTAAGGAGAATAAATGATTAAACCAGAAGAACTAAAAGATAAGAATTTTAAAATATTTTTAGGCATGCCAATGTACGGTGGAATGCTTACAGAAAATACAATGCATGGTTTATTACAACTCCAACAATGGTCCATGGCTCGTGGTGTTGGAATGAGAGTTCAAACTATGGGGAATGAAAGTTTAATCACTCGTGCTCGTAACACTGTTGTTTCCATGATGATGGATCAAACAGACTATGTGGCGACTCACTTGTTGTTTATAGATGCAGACATTGGATTCACTGCTCAAAATATAGAACGCATGCTTTGCTTTGATAAAGATGTAGTTTGTGGTATTTATCCAAGGAAACATATCCACTTTGAAAAAATACCTCAAATATTAAAAGATAATCCTAATGCGACTCCCGATGAAATAGAGGTAAAGACACTGGGCTATAATCTAAATTTTGATGATCCTCAGAATGTTACTGTAGATAGTGGTTTTTGTAAGGTACAAGAAGCAGCAACAGGGATGATGTTGGTTAAAAGAGAAGTCTTTCGTACCATGATGAAAAAGTTTCCTGAACGTAAATATGAATCCGATCAAATTATTAATGGTAAGTCTTTTAAATCGGATAATTGTTATGACTTATTCTGTGCAGGTATCTACGAAACAAGTCCAGGAAAGAAAAGATACTTATCGGAAGATTATTACTTCTCTCGATTATGGCTAGAATGTGGTGGTGATATCTGGGCTGATATAGCCATGCCTTTAACACACTTTGGCAATCGAGCATTTAAAGGTCATGTTGGCTCTTTATTTGCTAAAAAAGATGATGTAAAGTAGGCTTTATGCCACTAACTAATTTTACAATAAAACCAGGCATTAATAAAGAAGTTACCGATTATACGGGTCAAGGACAATGGGTTGACTCCGATAATGTACGCTTTTTTAATGGCCTTCCACAGAAAATAAAAGGCTGGGACAAGTTTGTTGATACCACCATTGTCGGTGTCGTACGAGACCAACACGCTTGGATTGCTTTAGATGGCACGAGATATGATGCCTTTGGCACCGATCGAAAATTATATGTTTACGAAGAAGGGGTAGTTTTTGATATCACTCCGATTCGAAATACCGAAGCTTTAACTGATCCTTTTACAACCAATGGTACAGCGACTGTTTTAGTGACAGACGCAGGTCATGGCTGTGAACAAGGCAGTTTTGTTACCTTTGATTCTTTCTCCACAATTGATGGACTTGATATGAATCAAGAATTTGAAGTAACTTCCGTCGTTAATACTTCTGCTTATACAGTGACTCATACTTCGACTGCAACAGGTTCAACCGCAGGCGGTGGAGGTGCAGGTAATGCAGCTTATCAAATTAATCCAGGTCCGAGCTTCTCGACTCCTGCTTATGGTTGGGGAACCGATGGCTATGGCTTAGGAGGTTGGGGTGAACCTTCCACAGTTTCTAATGTCACCCTCGAAGCAAGACAATGGTCACTGGATAACTTCGGTGAAGACTTAATTGCCACTCAATTGAACGGTGGTACGTATCGTTGGGATACCTCGAGTGGTACTTCAACAAGAGCTGCGATCGTAGCCAATGCTCCAACAACTTCACGACTCAGTTTAGTTTCGACACCTGATCGACATTTAGTTTTATTAGGTACAGAAAATACGATTGGAACACCTAGTTCACAAGATGATTTACTCATTCGATTTTCCGATCAAGAAAATATTAATGACTATCAGCCAACCGCAGAAAATACAGCAGGTTCACTAAGGATTGCCGACGGATCACGGATCGTGGCCGCTGAACGCTCAAGAGGTCAAATACTTTTATGGACAGATACTTCTCTACATTCCTTACAATATATTGGACCACCTTTTACCTTTGGTTTACGACAGTTAGGTCAAAACTGTGGAATTATCGGACAACACGCAGGTATTGATTTAAATGGTATTAGCTATTGGATGTCACAAGATTCTTTCTATTTGTTTGATGGTTCGGTAAAAAAACTACCGTGTACTGTAGAACAATTTGTCTTTAATAATATCAATCAAACAGCCTCCGAGAATGCTTTTGCCGGGCACAACGGTGAATTTAATGAAATCATTTGGTTTTATGCCAGAACAGGTTCAGACCAAATCAATGCAACAGTGGTTTATAATTATATGGAAGGGACTTGGTGGACAGGAACCTTGGCTCGTACATCTTGGATTGATCGAGAGACTTATGACAATCCTATTGCCACACAATACCTAGCTAACACTACTGCAAACAATGAAACAATTTTAGGCTTAACTTCAGGTGCCACACAAATCTATTTACACGAACAAGGAAATGATGCAGACGGTGAAGCAATGGATGCTTACTTAAAATCAGGTGCTGTTCAAATAGGACAAGGGGATGATTTCTCTTTTGTCTCTAAATTAATTCCCGATATACAAAATCAAAGTGGTGTTTTAAACTTAGACTTTGAATTTTTACGATACCCTAATGATGCGAATGCAGTCACAAAATCAACAAGCTTTACATCAGGGACAGAAAAAGTAGATTTACGAGGAAGAGGAAGACAGTTCACAGCGAATATTGTATCCAACACAACAGGCACAGCTTGGAGATTAGGTACAATGCGTTTTGATATTCAGCCAGACGGTCGAAGATAGTGTTAGAAAAAACAATAGAATTTTTTTCACCTTTAAAAGGGTATATACCTGATCCCAAACCTGCTTCTTTTTTTATTCCTAAAGAATATAAAGCTATGAAACCCTATATAACAGACTCTTTGCAATATCCCACTGTAAAAAAATGTATACCTTTTTTGGATGCTTTTATGACAGGGTATATTTTGCCTTTTTCCATAGAGTATGAATTTGTTTATGATAAAGATACAAATGAAAGACTATTCACAATACCTAGAAATATTCCATCAGAGTTTGTGGGATATTTTACTATAAGCGAACATCACGACCATCAAACTGCTCCTGAACTTAGACCATCTAACAGAACCATTGACACTGCTTTTAAATTTTCTAATCCTTGGGTAATAAAAACACCTCCAGGATATAGTTGTATTTTCGTTACACCTTTTAATCATACACTTCCTTTTGAATTAGTTACTGGAATTGTGGATACTGATCAATATGAAGATTATATAAAATTTCCTTTTTATTGGACATCTGATAATACTAAAAATGTTATTCTACAAAAAGGATCTCCCATGGCTTTAGTTATTCCTTTTAAAAGAGAATCTTGGAAAATGAAAACAAACTATAGTTTATATGATCAAAAAACAGAAGATAAAAAAATGGTAAATTATTTTAGTAATTTAGCTAATAACTATAAAAATAAAAATTGGAGAAAGAAAAGTTTTAAGTAATGAAATTAGATTTGTTTAGTATTCCTATTTGGATTGGCAATATTGAATCAAATAAAATTAAATTACAGAATAAAGAATTAAAAGAAACTTTTGAGTCAAATATAAAAACTACTTATGAAAATAGCCATCCAAATAATATTGATTCTGATTCTTTAAATTATTTCTATGATGTATCAATTCGTCTTTTAAAAGAAACAATTAAAATTCCTTTTCAATTACGTCTTTTAAATATTTGGAAAAATGTCTATGAGGATAAAGATTTTCAAGAAACTCATATACATTGTGGTTCAGACCTTTCTTTTATTATTTATGAAAAGGTGATTGAGTCTAATACAGTTTTTCTTAACCCCGCTAGTAATTTAATTTCATCTTTTTTTGTTAGAAACCCAAGAAAAAAAGAAATTTTGAGTGAAATATCCTTTACTCCACAATGTCGTGAAAATCAAATAATCATATTTCCAAGCTATCTTGAACATTTTGTTAAGAAAACAAGTAATGCTATAACCCTTTCTGGAAATTTAGAGTTAATAGTAAGTTGATTAATTATCTATTAGTCGATAAAATTA